ATGAGTTTAAGTTTGCCCAAGCTGGTGCGGCTGAAATCATTTATCGCACTGATTTTGATAATCGCATCGACATCGTCCCAGTGTCAGATCCCAACATCTTCTCGACAGCCCAGCGCATTGCGCAGGCACAGGCTGTTCTGGAAATGGCCCGTTCAGCTCCGCAGCTCCATGATTTGTATGAGGCATACAAGCGGATGTACGAAGCGATCCGCATTCCGAATATCGATGAAATCTTGCAGAAGCCTGAAGAAGCGGTGCAGATGGACCCAATCGATGAGAACATGAGCGTTCTGTATGGCAAGCCAATCCGCGCCTTCCCAGAGCAAGACCATGAGGCGCACATCGCAGTCCACATGCAGTTCATGCAAGATCCATCATTGGGAGGCAATCCCGGCGCAAAGCAAATGCAGCCCGTTTTGATTGCTCACATCGCAGAGCATATTGCGCTTTTGTATCGTCAGCGCATGGAGGCAGGCATAAACATGCAGATGCCGCCAATGCCAGATTTCAGAGATCCAAAGTTCAGGTTCAACGAAGTAGATCCGGCAACAGACATGCTGATCAGCCAACGCGCGGCGCAAGTCGTGCAATCTGCACCTCAGATGAAGCAGATCGAAGCCATTCGAGGGTTGGGTGGTCAACAAGGTCAGCAGGGAAATCCATTGCAATATGCGCAACAGCTCGCGCAGCTTGAGACTGAAGCCCTCAAGGCTCGAACTCAGGCACAAATACAAGCGGAGCAGGCCAAGGCTCAGTCCAACATCCAGATCAAGCAAGCCGAAGCGCGGCAGGATATGGAGATTGATGCAGCGAAAGCGCAAGCTGACATGCAGGCAAAGATTATGAAGCTAGAGGCAGAGTTGCAGCTTGAGAGAGAGAAGAACGCAGCTAAAATTCAGATGGAGGCGATGAAAAATGTACCCCCCACAGTATAGGTTGCCTCCCATCAATCCTGCTGCCTTCGGCGGTTTACCGCAGCAGGGTCCACAGGGTGGCCCTCCAATGTCCCCTCCCAACAATGTTGGAGGGCCACAGGGTCAACCGCCTATGGATATGAACAAGTATTTGATCAACAAGGTCATGGAGATCAAGCGCCGCATGGGTAGTGGATCAACGGGTGCGCTGGGTGCAATTTCTGAATCTATGATGCCCCAGCCTCAGCCGCAGCCGAGACCGCAAGAAGTGAGGATGGGTTAATGTGTTTTCCAACTGGTTCAGCTAATACTGAGAGCAATGATCAAGGTGGATCTGGCAATAGTTTAAGTGAAAATCTTGCTAACTTTTTCACCCCCGGCGACAGCATGAGATACGAAGATGGTATCTTGGTTGACACTTCAGGTGGTGAAGGAAACTACACACCAGTTCCTAAAAACGAAGCTGGTGCTTTTGTTAATATAGCAGACAGCAATAGGAATGACGGAAGAACATTTACGCAAGCACAGCTTGATGCTTTAGAAACTAAAAATACTGCGCGTGAAAGTTTTGCAAACCTTTTAACGCCATTTGATAATGCCGAATATATTGGCGGAAACTTAGTTACTGAAATAGAACCCGGTGTTTTCCAAGACTTAACTGGTGGCGGCGTTATAAGAAACAAAGCTGGTGCGTTAGATCGCATCTATGGCGTGTCTGATGATTTCAGCAATAACGCCCCGATTGAACAGGGCAATATGTCCAACCAAGATTATGCTATAGCTTTAGCCCGGCAGAAGATGCTTGAAGATAAGCCACCCAGCGATGCGGCTTATTTTAGCTCTTTTATACCGGGCGCTATTGTTCCAGTTGTCGGTGGATATTTTGGCCAGCAAATGGTTGAGCCGGGTGTTAAGGCGCGGCAAGCTGAGATTGATAGGCAAGTAGCTGCACTTCAAGAGGGCGGTACGCCACAATATGAAGATGGTAATTACACTGGATACAAAACAAGTTCAGGCAGCTTTGTGCCTTTTAACACCGACAAACCAGATCCGATGGTAACTGATAGTTACGGCGCACTGAATATCGGACCACCACCAGATGATAATCCTAGTCCAGAAGTGGTTTATCGGGATCAACAAAATCAAAAAGCAGCTCAGAGCGTTTTCAACCGCTATTACAGAGGCGGTTCTGGTCTTGCACTTCCATATTGGCTACGCAGATATGCATCTGGTCAGGTAGTAGATATGGATTTGAGGCAAGTGAATAAGGATGGTGTACAATATTACCAAGATGAAACAGGTATTCTTATTCCTGCGTCAGAGCTTCCAAATCTTAAAATGGTAGAAAACTAAATAGAAACGTAGTAAGCATAAAGAAAAGATAGGAGTCCAACATGGCTGAACCCAAAATGAACCCAAATTCACAAGATCAAATGATGCTTATGCAAAGTTTTGAACAATTGGCTAATGCTGTTGGCGCAGCTTTGCCTATGGCTGTGCAAAGCGAAATTGCGGCGGTTAAACAAGGCAAGCGGATGTCTGATCAATTACAGCGCATGATGGCTGAAGGCTCTATGAGCTTTATGAACCAGCTCAACCCAGAAATGATGCCAGAGACAGAAATGTCTTACGAGGCTGCTATGGGCATGACTGGAGCGAGCATGACAGATGCAGAAATCAATCAAATGCTAGGAAAAGAATCTGGATCTGCTATTTCAGACGCTGAACGCCGCGCCATAATGAAAAACAAGGGTGCTATGGGCATGCCGGGACCGGGCATGATGCCAAGCCAAGACGGCATAAACTATAGTCCATCCAGTGGCGTGACTATGGAACCCAATGTCATGAGCTTGGATGATGCAATCGCCGCAGGTCTTGTGAAACCAACTCGCCCAATGGCGCGTCCGTCTGCACCAATGACATCACCGCGCCCAAGAATGCGCCCATAAAGGAGGCTACTATGGCTCAAATTAATGTAGAAAATATGGAAGAAAACGCAGATTTGTTTATGGCAAAGATGGGTTTTCCGCATGATGCTGACGGTCTGAATATGACTGACGAACAGCTCGTAAACTTTGTCTTGCTTTGCCAGCAAGAATACATGCTAGGCGATGAGTATGACGATGAAGAATATGAGCATGATTGCGATTGCGAGCATGGCGAAGATTGCGATTGTCATCACGATGACATGATGATGGACATGCCAGAAGACAGCGGTGTTAAAGTCAAAGTCATGCGTCTTGGCGGTGGCAATGTGCATGAGCTGATGAACGAAATCTTGGGCGGCTAACATGCCTGTTCGCAAGGTCAAAGGCGGCTACAAGTGGGGTAGCAAAGGCAAGGTCTACAAGACTAAAGCCGAAGCTGAAAAGCAGGGTCGTGCGATCAGGGCCGCTGGGTATAAGGGCAAGAAGTAATGGCTGGAATTTTACAATCATTAACCACCGGAGCGAAAGCAGGTAAAAAGTTAGAATCTGTTGTTGATAATATTGAGGTGGATGCTCTTGGCAATCCAATTGGAGGCTTGGCAGCCATTGGCGATAATCTTCCTCCTCCAAGCATGAGAATAGATCCACTTGAAAGCGTAGATTATCCCGCTGGGTACTTTCCTGAATACCGTGGCGCAGCTCCAAATCGCACTGAGCCATATCCGCGTTATGAGCCAAAGAAAACAACTGATCGGATGCAGCGCCTAGAGCTGGCTATTGCTGATGAAGATAACCCGATAAACGCTGTCTTTGATAACTATATAGCAAAGGGCAAAGAGCTGGGCGGTCCTGATTGGTACAACACTGAAGAGCTGCGCGACTGGATGGTTGGAGTTTTGGGTGAGGTTGAAGGCGACAATCAATGGCGTGAGTATATGGAGCTGATCGGCACGACATCTACTGGATCTAAAGTTCCTCAGAACATTCGTTTTGCTAGTTTGTATCGTGCTATTGCTCCAGAAGATCGCATAAGAGTGGCCCAGATGGTTAAGGATGAAGGCGTCACACCACTTGCTGCCGCAAAAAAACTGGGCGTTGAGCCAGCAAATGTCCCAGAAGATTTTAATTATGGACACATCAAGCAGCGCAACCAAGCTGGCAATGTTGTAAACCGTGAAATGGGACGATGGGAGCGTGAGGTTCCTGAAGGTTTGACTGGGGCAGAACTTACCAAGTGGCTACAAGCAAACCCAAAAGTTAAAGGATTTGGTAACGATCTTTTAGGCGATGACACAAACATTGCGGCTGATATGCACTTCATGCGGATGTTGGCTATGGCTGACGGCGGTGGTGACTTCTTGAGCGCCCAAGCCAAGCTCAGTGGGGACAACGCAAAGATTGCTTCCGAAGTCATTGGCCCCAGAAAAATTAAAAAATACACCTCCACGCGCATGGTTAATGGCAAGGAAGTCTCAGAAATCAATCTTTTCAAGGCGTGGAAGGACGGCCACATCAAGGATACCTCTCCATTCCAAGAGATGCCAACTGCTTGGTCGGACACACCAAAGCCAAACGAATATGCGGCCTATGAGAACATGGCCAACCGTGTGGCGTCTAGGTACGACATGACCCCGTCACAGTTTCAAGCGAGCCTGTGGATGGGCGCTGGAGACATCACTGGTCTGGCTGAAGAAAGCCAAGGCACGTTCATGCAGTTGTTTAGGAA